GTGGGAAATAAAGGCGATTTGAACACGGAGGACACGGAGGTATGTTTGGGAGTGTCGTTTTGACAATGCGAACGACGATGCGAAGAATGATCGAGATTACCCGTCTTCGAGACAGCAACCCTCCGCGACCTCAGTGTCCTCCGTGTTCAAAGCTTTAGCCTTCCCCAGCAACCAATAGCGAGATGAAAAAAATGACGGAACGAATTCGTGGCGGCAATGCAAAGCCTCTCGATCCGGGATTGCTCGAGCGCATTGGACAAAGGATGAGAGCGAGTTTTGACGCCTGGTTCGGGCCGCTGAGCCCTCTGCCGCAGGTTGCGCCTGCGGAGACGCCGCCTCGGCGCTTTGATTATCCCTCCGGTGTGAACCTGATGGCCCTGCCGCGTGGGTATGAAGCGGTCAGCTTTCAGCAGATGCGCGACCTGGCCGATTCGTTTGATCTGGTGCGGATCGCGATTGAGACGCGGAAGGACCAGGTGAGCAAGATACCCTGGTCGTTTCGGGAAACGACGCAGCATGGTTCGCCGGGCGGGAGCGCCCGGCGCTCCCTTTCGAAAATTGACGAGCTTACGGAATTCTTTCGTTGTCCTGATGGTGAGCATGAGTTCTCGGATTGGTTGCGGATGATCATCGAGGACTTGCTGGTGATCGATGCAGTCACGTTGGCTGCGACTGTCGATGAGCGTGGGAGTGTCTGGTCTGCCGGGAAGAAGGTTCGGCGGCTTGAGGTAATCGATGGAGCGACGATCAAGCGTGTGATCGACGAAATGGGACGCACGCCTGCTCCCCCGGAGATTGCCTATCAGCAGATTCTCAAAGGCGTTCCGGCGATCGACTTTACTGCCGTCGAGCTGGTGTATCGTCCGCGCAACCTGCGGGCTCACAAGTTTTATGGTTACTCGCCGGTGGAGCAGATCATTGTCACCATCAATCTGGCGCTGCGACGGCAGATGTCTACGCTGGCCTACTTCACCGAAGGCAACGTGCCGGAGGCGATCTGCCAGTCACCACAGACGTGGAACACCGACAACATTAAGGAATTCCAGACTTGGTTTGATGGTGAGCTCGCCGGCAACATAGCCAAGCGGCGCAGGGTGATCTTCATTCCCAATTCGGGCGACAAGGACGCGATCCAGTTCACCAAAGAGCCTCCGCTCGCGGGCGATCTCGATGAATGGCTGGCGCGCGTCGTCTGCTGGGCCTTCTCCATCTCGCCGCAGGCGCTGATCAAGCAGATGAATCGCGCTACTGCTGAGACAGCGAAAGAGCAGTCCGATGAAGACGGCATCACGCCGCTGCTGAACTGGCTGGCCTCGCTGATCAATGGACTCGTTCGTAAGTACTTCGGCTATGACCACGTCGAATTCGCCTGGGGCGAGCGCAAGGACGAGAACAAGCTCGAGCAGGCACAGATCAACCAGATCTACGTCCAGTCGGGGATTCTGACGGTGGATGAGGTGAGAGAGTCGTTGGGAAGGCAGGCTATCGGCGTTCGGCAGTCGGCTGTCGGCTAAACACAACTGCAACTGCCAAACAGGACAGGGATCGCGCGGATGTTACGGATCACACCGATTGAGGAAGAGATTTGCTTGCGCTGCTTTCTGGTTAGTCCGTGCGATCCGTGTCCCGTTGTGAACTGTGCGGATGCGTAAGAAAACCCATGAGGAAAATCCAACTCTTTGCTGCGCTCACGAAAGTTGACGAAGCCAGGCGCGAAGTTTGGGGACTGGCTACGGCTGAGGTTGTTGACAAGGAAGGCGAGATCTTCGATTACGCTTCGTCGAAGCCTTACTTCGAAGAATGGTCACGCGGGATCTCGGATGCCACTTTGGGACGCAGCCTGGGGAACGTGCGGGAGATGCATCAGTCGAGTGCCGTGGGCAAGCTGGTCGATCTGCAATTTGACGACCAGCGGAAGACCATCGCGGTGGGCGCGAAGATCGTCGATGATCCGGCGTGGCAGAAATGCCTGGAAGGCGTCTATACCGGCTTTTCCATCGGTGGACGCTATGTGAGCCTCTGGCCTGACGGCGAGTTCTTGCGCTTTACTGCGCAGCCGGTGGAGATCAGCGTAGTCGACAATCCCGCGGTGCCGAATGCGCACTTCACGGCGATCAAGGCGGATGGGAGTTTGGAAGTAAAGAGCTTCGAGGCTGCGCAGCTCCGAAGCTTCGAAGCTAAATCAGAAGAGGAGCAAGGAATGAAACCAGAGCAAGAAGAAAAACTCGACAAGGCGATTACGCAATCGAATCATTCGCTCGAGAAGGTTGTCGATATCGATCGCAAATTGGAATCGCTGGAAGCCGGATTGAAGGAGCTGGCAGACGCATTCCGCAAATTTAGCGAAGGCTTTGCCAAGAGCCTTACAGCGCCAGAGAAGCGTATCGCGCGCACCAGCGTCACAGTTTCAAAAGAGGACGATGGCAAAAACCCGCCCGGAGGCGGCCGGATCCACATTGCGCGTGAAGGCCGGCAGGCCGACGCTGATCCTGGCTTCATCGAAGCCATGAAGACAGCGCACGCGAATCCGGTGGTCGGGGCGTAGAAGCGGCTTTCGGCAATCGGCTGTCGGCTTTCGGCCAGTAAACATTCTGGTGTTCGCGGAAGTGCCGGAATGTTTGTTGGCCGAACGCTGAATGCCGAATGCCGAGCGCCAACTGGTAAACATTCTGGTGTTCGCGGAAGTGCCGGAATGTTTGTTGGCTGAACGCTGAATGCCGAATGCCGAGCGCCAACTGTCAACTGTCATCAGCAACACGCGGTCAACCTGCCCGCAGTCTCTTTCCACACATTTCAGCAAAGGACTAAAACCCATGTTCAACGGAGAAGTCACGCAGCGCACGCTCGAGCTCCTGAAGGGGATCGACCTTGCCAAAGCGACCTTCCAGACCTCTACCGGTCTGGTGAACTACGACCTGACGGGGCCGGCGAAGAAGCTGTATCCGGTCTTGTCGCCGCTGCGCAATGCGCTGCCGCGCGTGATGGGCAACGGCGACACCGCGACGCGCTGGAAGGCGATCACGGCGGTCAACACAAACAATCTGTCTCCGGGAGTTTCGGAGGGCAAGCGCGGCGGACGCATCAGCATTACTGAGCAGGACTACACGTCGGCGTATGCCGGACTTGGCCTCGAAGGCGACGTCACCTTCGAAGCCCTCTACGCGGCGCAGGGATTCGACGATGCGCGTGCGCGGACGGTCGAGTCGGTACTGCGCGCGGTGATGATCGCCGAAGAGCGCGTGATCCTTAACGGCAATGCCTCGCTCGCGCTGGGCACACCGGCGGCTCCGGTAGCCACTCTCGCATCGGGCGGATCGATCACCGTCCAGGCTGGAAACCTGGTGTACGTTGTGGCGCTTACGCCGGAAGGATTCCTGAACGCGAACATCGCCAACGGAGTTCCCAGATCGGTATCGCGTACCAACATCGATGGAACCACAGACTCATATGGGGGTGGATCATCGAACGTCTCCGCGGCCTCGAATGCCATCACAACCACTTCGGGGAATCAGACTATTAGTGCCACAGTGGCGGCGGTTCCGGGGGCTGCAGGATACGCCTGGTATCTTGGCACTTCGGCGGCGAACGCTGCTCTGGCACAGATCACATCGGCGAACAAAGTTACGCTCGTGGCCAATGGCGCAGGCACGCAGACTGCCAGCCAGATCACCGCCGACAATAGCCGAAACACGCTGCTATTCGATGGATTCCTCACGCAGATCGTAAACAACTTCAACCAGAGCGGCACGGCTTATTACAAGTCGCTCGATGGCGCGTTTCTCACTTCTGATGGCGCAAGCGGGATTGTCGAGATCGACGTGGCGCTCAAGTCGCAGTGGGATGCGAATCGTCTGTCACCTTCAAAGCTCTGGGTGAGCTCGCAGGAGGCCGCGAACATTAATAAGAAAGTTCTGGCGGCGACCGGCGTGCCGCTGTTCCGCATCAATCTCGACGTAGACGGCAAGCCGGCGGTGATTGGCGGGTCCATGGTCGCGGGCTACTTCAACAAGTTCGCTCCCGGCGGAGGTCAGGTGATCCCGATGGAGATCCATCCTTATCTGACCGCCGGCACGCTGTTGATGCAGACGGAGTACCTGCCGTATCCGCTCTCGAACGTGGACAACGTGGCGCAAATCAAATGCCGTCGCGACTATCACCAGGTGGATTGGCCGATCACCAGCCGGACTTATCAGTTCGGCGTATATCTGGATGAAGTCTTGCAGGTGTTTGCTCCGTTTGCCTTCTGCGTGTTGGCGAATATTGGGAACGGATAGGGAACAGGGGACAGGTTACAGGGGATAGGGAACAGAAAAGACTTTGAGCTAGGGTATTTCTGTCCCCTGTTCCCTGTCGCCTGTAACCTAGTTCATTTCCCGAACCTGCATCGTCTGATCGATTGCCAGATTGGGATAACGGATTGGCGATCCTTCCGGTGCAGGTGGATGGCTTCCCGTGGCGCTGAAGTCCGTGCCATAGCAGGAGACCGAATAGGAATATCCTTCGCGCTCGGTGCGGGACATTCTTAGCGTGTCCGAAGAGATGAGCTCGTCGAGACCGGCGCAGCGTCCATTTTGGGAAATAAATGTGCGTTCCGACTGCGCGATCTGAAGCAGGTCCATGCGCACGCCGGTCAGGCTGATGGCCTGGGTTGGAGCTGTGCCGGGATCACTGGTGGGCATCTGCTTGAAATAGAAGTGGTAGATGCCGAGCATGACGCCGGTAACCAGGACAAGACTTGCCAGTCCGCGCATGACTGCATTGTTCCCAAAACGAGCACTTAGCCGCAAGGGCCGGCGCTGCTTGCGGCGTTACTGAAGGACTAAGACGAACAGTTGTTTCTTGTCGTTCCGAAACGACATGAGGAATCCCTCCCGATGTCCATGGCTTGCAGGGCTCGGCGCATTCTTCGCTTAATCCCACGAGTGGCTGAGGAAGGCTCTCGCCTTACAACCTTGTGTCTATAAGGATTCCTCGCTTCGTTTCGGTATGACGAAAAGAAGCAGGTTCCAGAAATCTTATGCCCTCATCTCCTGACGATCTCTGTATCCTCGCCGACCTGAAAGCGTGGCTGAACATTCAGAGCAGCGCTGAAGATACGCTGCTGCAGAACCTGATCACGCGCGGCTCGCTGCAGATGCTGCGCTGGATGAATCGCGATCACATCATCGCGACTCCTTATACTGAGAACCGGGATGGGAACGATGCGGTGTTCATGCTGCCGCGGAATTTTCCACTCGTCTCGGTGAGCAACGTAATGGTGGATAACATCTCAATTCCAGCGGCGACGAGCCAGGTCAGCTCAGGATTCGTATTCGATGCCAGGAGAATCATGCTCCGCGGCGGATCGAGCGCGTTCTACTCGCTCGGTCCGTACAGCGGCACGTATCAGTATCGGTTCACACGCGGATTCCAGAATGTGCAGTTTGTGTACCAGGCGGGATACGCGAGTGTGCCGGCTGATCTGCAACAAGCGGCGATTGAAGGCTTCGCATATGTGTATCGCCGGCGTACGCACATCGGAGAAGACGCGAGTTCGGCGAGTGGCCAGGTAACGATTAGTTTTTCAAAAGAAATGCTGCCGGCAAGTGTACTGATGACTTTGGAGCAGTACACGCGGCGGGCGCTGGCGTAGAGAGGCTGTCGGCGTTCGGCCAGTCAACCCTCTTGAATATTCAGGCATTTGCGCTGCGTGACTTCTCTCCTCCCTCATCAACCGTGCGAATGAGAGAGGCAAGCATACGTTTCACGCGCACAGCCTCATCGCTTAGCTCCTTGTGATCTTTTGCATCAAGGTATTGCAAGTCGTGTGAAAGAAGCAGGTGGTATTCAAGTTCACTGGCAGATCCCATGGCTATTTGCAGGAAGCGGTGAAACTCTGCATCGCCTCGCCGACCGCATCCTTCCGCAATGTTGGCTGGAATTGACGATGCGGCACTCCGAATTTGACCGCTCAAGCCGAACCGCTCGTCCGAAGGAAAAGTCCTGGTCGCGCGATAGGCAGACAACGTGAGTTGATGCGCCTTTTGCCAGACCTCAAGATTTCTAAAATCCTTCATATATCGCTCCCGTGATCTGAGTTGGCAATAGTACACGACGACTCAATGTCGCCGGCTGGCCGAACGCCGACAGCCGAGTGCCGATAGCCTGTCCATGAACACTCCTCGCGAGCAAGTCTATTCCGCGCTCTTTAACACATTGCAATCTGCCCTCGGCTCTCGCTTTGCAACCATCTCGCGCCGCTGGCAGATGCCGGAGCAGGTTTCTCCGGAGTCGCGTCCGGCGCTGTTCCAGGTGCAGACTGGAGAACGTGCGAAGACGAACGCGAACGGCGAGCCGATCATCTGGATTGCGGCTGTCGATCTCGTGATTTACACACAGGGATCGGGCGACGAGCAGACAGTTCCATCTCAGGAATTAAATGTGCTGCTTGATGCGGTCGAGGCCGCGCTCGCTCCACCCCTGAATGGCGATGGCAGGCAAACTCTTGGCGGCAAAGTCTCGCATTGCCGACTCCAGGGCAGTGCGCGTATCACGGAAAACGTAAACGGCGCGGCGGCGATGGCTGTGGTGCCGGTGGAAATTCTGACTACAGCTTAGGCCGTCGGCATTCGGCTGTCAGCGTTCGGCCAGCAGCGGTTTTCGTTAGGCAGCAAAAGAAGCTTCCTGGCGGAATGCCCAAAGCCGA